TGCCCTAGGAAAAAGGTTTAGGTAGTAACTCTTTCCCCTCCTGGTTAAGTTCTAATTAGGAGGTGGAGATGAGCAAAGAGAAGCACGAGTCGGTGTTCTTTAATATTCTAAATCCTAAAAAAAGGGCGTATCTCACTTCCCTAGTAGAGAGCGGTGGGAATAAGTTTAAGGCCGCCCATCTGGCAGGGATTCACTTCACAACGCCCTATACGTCCCAATGGAGAGATGATGAGGAATTCCAGGAAGCCCTACGTACAATTGCAGAACCCGCAGCAGCAGATCGCGCCGAAGATGAAGCGAGACGAAGGGCGATAGATGGAGTAGAGGAGCCGGTAGGTTGGTATCAGGGCTCATCTGGCGGAACGGTCACCAGATATAGCGACACGCTACTGATCTTCCTCATGAAGGGAGCTAACCCGGAGAAGTATGCGGACCGCCATAGGCATTCCGGCGGTGATGGTCCCCCGATAGAGCACGCAGTTACGGTAACCCGCACGATCATCCATCCAGATGACCCAGCAGACGACAGTTGAGCTCGACATCCGGACACCGGCCTGGGCCGTGCCTCTTCTTGAGCCCATGCGCTTCAAGGGCGCGAGCGGCGGGCGGTCTTCAGGAAAATCTCATTTCTTCGCCGAGGCGGCGGTCGAAGAGATGGTCTGTGATCCGTCGCTTCGTTTCGTTTGCATCCGCGAGGTGCAGCGCAGCCTCAGGTTCAGCGCCAAGAGCCTGGTCCAGCAGAAGATCTTCAGCCTGGGGGTCGAGCATCTGTTCGAGATCCTTAGAACCGAGATCAGGCGCAATGATGGTGACGGCGTGATGATCTTCGAGGGGATGCAGGACCACACGGCGGAAAGCCTAAAAAGCCTGGAAGGTTTCGGCCGTGCATGGGTAGAAGAGGCCCACTGCATATCGAAGCGGTCCCTAGATCTGTTGATACCTACCATCAGGGCTCCGGACTCAGAGATTTGGTTTTCTTGGAATCCGGACCAGCCGACGGATCCGGTGGACCGATTCTTTGCCGAGTGCCCGAAGGGATCTAGCCATGCGACGACCACGTATGAGGATAACCCCTTCTGCCCGGAGGTCATGCGGACGGAGGCGGCAAGGCTTAAGGCATCCGACCCGGACGCTTATGAGCATATCTGGCTAGGCGGTTATTTCCTGGGCGGCAGCGGCAGGGTCTATTCCTCTTTCCTAAACAAGCCATACCCGGCCGGCAACATCGATGAAGAGATCGAGGACCCGGGCGGAGAGCTCTTGGTAGGGATGGACTTTAATGTCAACCCGATGAGTGCGACGATCGCGGTAAGGGCCGTAGACGAATGTCTGGTGTTGGATGCCTTGGAGATCATGACGTCTAATACGGAGGAGATGGCGGGCGAGATCAGGCGGCGTTACCCGAGGCGGCCGGTCGTCGTCTGTCCGGACCCGACGGGCAGCGCCAGGAAGACATCGGCTCCGGTGGGACAGACGGACTTCACCATCCTGGAAAGGGCAGGCTTCGAGGTGAGGGCACCCGCCAAAGCACCGCCCGTCGTTGACCGCGTAAACAACGCCAACGCTATGTACTTCCAAGACGGCAGAAGGCGGGTCAGGATCCACCCGAATGCCAGAGTGCTAATCACGGCCCTGGCGAACCTGACCTATAAGGAAGGCACCTCGATCCGGGACAAGAAATCTGGGTTCGATCATCTGCCGGATAGCTTAGATTATCTGCTCTGGAGCGAGTTCAACGTCTTAGAGGAAGCACCACGCCCAGCTCAACCCTTCCGCTGGAGACCTTGAGGGAGAGAAGCCCGCATGAGTTCGAAAGCAGATAACCCCGGAGCGGTGGGGATAATCCAAGAGGAACAGCGTCCGGCCGTGCTGATCTGTAGGAGTGCCTATGGCGGCACGCTGGTCCTGAGGAAAGCGCCGGATCTGTTGCCGCAATACGAGATGGAAGACCAGGGCGTTTATGATGACCGCCTAGAGCAAACGGTCCTCTTCAATGCCACCAAGAAGACGATCAAGACGCTGACGGGCATCGTATTCCGCAAACAGCCGACGATCGAGGAAACGCTTCTGCCGGCCATCCGGGACCATCTGGAGAACATCGACCTTACGGGCCAGAGTATCCAGGTAGTGGCCCAGCAGGAATTCAGGGAAAAGCAGATCGATGGGCACGTTCATATCCTGGTCGATTGGCACGGGCCGGAAGGCGCGCGCTCTAGCCTGGAGGAACAGCGGGCAGGGATGGGCAGGCCGTACTGGACGCTGATCTTCAAAAGCCAAGAGGTACGATCAGAGCCAAAGAATGACGGCGGCCAAACGGTGCTCCTAAGTTTTGCCTATGAGGAGCAGGTGATCCGGCGTAAGGGCGAGTTCGAGCAGGTAGAGGTCAACCGGATACGGCAGTTCGATCTTACGGACTCCGCCGGAAACATCATTAAGGAAGACGACCCGTTGCCGCCGGAAGAGGGGCGGCGCGTGCTATTCCGATCCTGGCTGGAAACGAAACCAGAAAGCAAGGAATGGGACGTCGAGGAGCCCGGCAAGCTGTTGGGGCCGAACATGAACGAGATCCCCGTGGTAACGGACTACGCGGAGCGGACGGGCTTCGGCCAGAGTGATCCGCCCCATCTAGACCTGGCGCTAGAGAACCTCAAGCACTGGCAGATCAGAAGCGACAGGGACCAGAGCCTGCATACGGTGAGCATCCCGGTCTTTTGCACGTTTGGCCCGAAGGCGGAAGACCTACAGACGTTCCCCGTGGGTACGACATACGGGTTTGCGTTTGAAGGTTCCCGGACTGATGAGGGCGCGGAATACGTAGAGGCCCAGGGACATGGCTTAGAACATACCAGGACAGAGCTATTGGACATCCAGCAACGTATGGCCGCGCTGGGATCCTCTATGCTGGAAAGAAGCACGAGGCAGGCGGAGACCGAGGATAAGGTTCGGTTGGACCAGAAGGGCCAGGATTCGGAACTAGCCAACCAGGCGCGGCTAACCAATTCGGCACTGGGGGAAGCTCTCCGCATCCATGCAAAATGGTTAGGTAAGGAGCCCGGCGGCGGTATCTTCCTAAATACGGACTACTCGGCGTTGGTCCTTAAGGCGGAGGACATCGACGTACTGCTCAAGGCCGTAGGCGAGGGGGCTCTGTCTTTGGAGACCTTCTGGGGTCGGCTACTGGTTGGCAAGGTCTTGGGCGATGATTTCGACCCGGACCTCGAAAAGGACCGGATCTCACAGGGCGGCGAAGCCTCGATGAGGTTGATTGCGGAAGCGATGAGAGCGACGCGGACGACACAGGTAGGTGATAACGCTTTACCAGAGGCGGGAGGGGACGCGGAATGAACGTGATGACTCTGGAGACTGATCATGTCTGAAAACCTTGGCGTCGAATTTACCAGCGGCGTAGCTGACGGCGGTGTGGCCCATCTACTAGATACGGCCGTAGCCTATACCTCGGGCTCGCTCCTATCGCTGCGGAATAAGGGCACGGAGAAGTTCGGCTTTGCCTATGATGGTACGCTGACGCTCCATGGATCCCTGAAGGCTGATACGATAGCGGAGAAGACGGCGGCGGCGGGTGTCACGGTAGACGAACTGCTGATCAAGGACGGCGGCATCCCGGTCGGGGCCGTAACGGCTCACCAGGCTGCGCTCTCGGTTGCTTGGAGCCAGTTGACGGCGACCCCTACGACGCTGGCCGGATATGGGATAACGGACGCGGCCCCGCTCTCGCATGTCTCCGACGTAGCGAATCCTCACTCGGTAACGCAGACGCAGGTTGGCCTCAGCGCAGTAGAGAATACGGCCCTTTCGACGTGGGCGGGAACGACCAACATCACGACGCTGGGTACGATCTCTGCTGGCACATGGGGCGGCACGGCGATTGATGCTGGTGATCTAGCGGGCGCAACCTTGGCGGCGGGCGTCCTAGCTTCGAGTCTGACGTCTCTCGGCACCCTCGGGGACCTTACCGTAACCAACCCCATCGTCGGCTCTGTAACAGGCTCCTCGGGCTCCGCTACGGGCAATGCTGCGACGGCAACGGCCCTGGAGACGGCACGGGCGATCAATGGGGTGAACTTCGATGGCACCGCACCGATAACCATAACGGCGGCAGCCGGAACCCTAACGGGTACGGCGCTAAACGCAACGGTAGTCACGTCGAGTCTGACGGCGGTAGGTACGCTCCTGGACCTAACGGTGACGAATCAGATCACGGGCAGCATATCAGGCTCCTCTGGCTCATGTACCGGGCTGGCGGCCACAGCTACGGCATTGGCGACTCCCAGAGATATCAACGGCGTCGCATTTGATGGGACCGCGAACATTACGGTAACAGCGGCGGCTGGCACACTGACCGGCAATACGCTGAATGCAACGGTCGTCACGTCCAGCCTAACGTCCGTGGGTACCTTGGGCGACCTAACCGTCACCAACCCAATTACAGGCAGTGTGACAGGCAGCGCAGGCTCATGTACCGGCAACGCGGCCACGGCCACCCTGGCGGCCACCGTAACGGTAGTGGACTCTACGTCCGCTACTTGTTGGGTAGCCGTCTTTGACTCAGCGACGGGTAGCCTGGCAGCCAAGACGGATGGGGGGCTTACCTACGCGGCCACCACCGGAATCCTGACGGCCACGGGATTCAGTGGGCCTCTTACGGGAGCGGTGACAGGCAACGCAAGTACGGCGACAGCGCTCCAGAATGCGCGGGACATCAATGGTGTCTCTTTCGATGGCACCGCAAACATCACAGTAACGGCGGCGGCGGGAACGCTGACAGGGGCCACTCTCAACGCGACGGTCACGGCATCGAGCCTGACCAGTATTGGTACACTAGCTTCCGGCGCGGTTCCGGCTTCGCTGGTAACAGCAGGCACGTTCGGAACAGGTGCCTATGTCTTTGACAATACCGTAAGTGGTATAACCACGCTGACAGCCACAACGCTAGCGGGCACACTGAGCACGGCAGCGCAACCGAATGTCACCAGCCTTGGCACAATCGCTTCATTGGTGGCGTCCACGGCAGATATCGACGGCGGCACAATAGACGCAACGGCGATAGGTGGTGGCACCCCAGCGGCAGGGGCGTTTACGACACTGGATGCGAGTGACGACACGGTTCTGGCAGGCGACTTAACGGTTACGGGTGCCAATGTCGGGATCGGGACTGCGGCATTAAGTCAGAACCACATCCGTATCATTTCCACTGCCCTCTCAGGTGATACAGATCCAGCGGGTGTTTATGTCAACACCACGTTCAACCATGAGGCCACGAGTACGGGTAAGGGCATTCGGGTCATCGTCAAGACGAAGGCCGCAGCCTATACGATGACTGCGCTTAGTGGTGTCGCAATAGATGCGTTCACCAAGGGTGCTGGCTCAACCATCACAACAGCATACGGGCTCAAGATTGCCGCTGTAACGGTTGGTGCGACCAACTACGCCATCCACACGGGGACGGGTTTGGTTCAATTTGGTGGCGGCGTAACCTGTACCTCCACCCTAGCAGTAACCAGCGACTTCGCAGTAGCGACAAACAAGTTCCAGGTGACAGCCGCGACAGGGGATACAACTGTTGGTGGCGACTTGGTAGTCAGTGGCACCGGGCCTCATGCTATTGGTGGGGCGGCGCACCCTCAGTTCCAGTTCCAGATCACAGGTGCGTTCACTCCGTCAAGTTGGGGTGCGGCGGTTCAGATCGGGAGTACGCTCACCGGAAGTGTAGGCAACGACATTTATGGCTTAAATGTCCAGCCAGTTATAACAGAGGCCGCATCGGGGACTCATGGTCTAGTGGCTGTTGTGCAAATCAACCCGAACTCAATGGTTGGGGCGGGAGCCACCACTACAGTAGCAGCGAGTTTACGTATCCACGCCGCCCCAACCATAGGCGCGACAAACTGGGCTCTCTTGGTGGCGGCGGGCAACACCTCCCTCGGCGGCACCCTAGCAGTAACGGGCGGATTCGGCTGCAACGCTGCTGCTGCCCAAACAGCCTATGCCAGTGGTGGCGCACTTGCTGCCTATACCACCGGAGCCTTCGGCCTCGACTCAGACGCCAACATGACCGCACTTCACGCCCTCGTCGTAGCGATGCGAGCCGCCCTCGTAGCAAACGGGATACTTAGCTAAACGGAGAACCACAAATGGCAATCGACAGTTTTGACCCAAGTACAGGAGTACCGGACAGCGTGCCGTTCCTCTTGACTGAGTTTCGTACAACTCCAGGCACACCGAATACGTATGCCGTGAAGTTCTATTTCCCGACCAACAATGCGGATGGTGAAGAGGTCGGTGTCAGACAGGGCAACCTCATTCCACATCTTCCTGGCATCTTGACTGCCGCTGAAATCACGGGACTCAAGGGCATCCATGATAAAATACTCGCAGCCGCACAGGCGACGATACCATGAAGCTAGTCGCCGCCCTGCTGTTGCTCCAAAGCCTGACCATAGGCGTGGGAGAGGAGCGTCAGAGTAAGATCCATCGCACCTGGGCACCGAGATGGGACGTCTTCACGGTAGAGGCAGAATGGGGGCCGGTGGTTGCCAACATCGCCCATAAGCGTGGCGTTGCGGGATTGAACCCAGACAGGGTATTTCCTACGGCCAGCGTGGGCCTTCAGCACGTGATAGCCAGACCCGG